CTATTCGCAAACTTTACAAAGCTATCAGTTAGCTCATCAACTTGGAATGGAGTTCTACTAGCAAAGTCTATAATATCTTTCATAGCCTTTTGCGCTGAAGAATTGCTACCTAAAGTGTTAGTTAATACGGCTTCAAATCTTTGATATTTTGCAGTTGTTTCTACAATACTATTTGCTAAGCTAGATATTCCGTTTGTAATTAATGACAAACCAGCAGAAGCTAACCCTCCTACAAATCCACCTACTAATGCAGTTATACCTTGACCTCCTGATAATGAATTTTTCATTTTATCAAAAAAGGTCAATGGCTTTGCATTTATTTTTTCAACTTCATTCCCTATTTCTTCAAATGATTTTTTTGCTCTAGATAGTTCAAGTGATTTTGAATTAAACTCTTTAAGTAATCCGTTTAATGCTTTAAATTCTTTGCTATTTTTATCTAATGAAGCTGCATTCCCTTCAATTACTTTTGTTATTATTTTTAATTTGTTAGCATCTTTTACTATTTCATCTATGTCCTCTAAAAATGGGTCAAGTGCGCCTCCTGATTGTTTAGCAACTTCTTTAAATTTACTAGAAAGCTCATTTTCTAAGTTATTTACTTTATTTGTTAAGTTGTTTTGGATTTCTTTAAATGAAGCATCTAACCCGTCTTGTTCGAGTTTAAATTTTATTAATATTTCATCTTGCATCTTTAATTGTTTTAAATGTTATGAAATATCCTAAAGCCTTCGCTACTTATTGGATTTTTTGGTTTCTTTTGGTATGCTTTGAATGAACTTAGTGAGAGCAAAGTAATAGTCTCGCATCGTTCCGTTCCATACTCTATTATAGTCATCTACATTTTGACAAATATAAACTAACTGCTCTTTTATTTTTTCGGTGTACTCGTTATACTCTTGAATTGGTCTGAGTTGCGGATTAAATTCAACGTCTCCTCCAATATCTCTATGTTCCTTTCCGCTATTCGTGTATATGAACTCCAGTCTATGTCCGATAGATTCGCCGACTTTAAAAAGTTCCTGAACTCTGGACATAAAAAAAAACCATTGTCAGCCCCTCCACTTGCTCGCATTGTGTTCTTAATGTCCTTAGATTTTTCCTGTAAGAATAGTTGGTCAACAAATTCGTTTTTCTCATCACCTCGCAGATATAGAACGCTCATTATATCATAAATGATTCCAGTATCTAGGTTTAACTTCGCTCGCTCCTCCATTACTAGGTGAGCTGCTTCGTATTGCTTTATGTTAGCATAACCCTTACACTTGCTAAAGAATATATCTAACTCTGTTCGTTTGATACCTAGAAAGTATTCTTTGACCATTGGCAGATAATATTCAATGTACCTAGCCGGATTCATATCATTAGCTGCGTCAATATAATGATAGTAATTATGACCACTTGCACCTGTAAAGGCATATCGCATTGGAATACTCCTACCTCCTACATCTACTTTTTTAGGGAATAGCTTTTCTTTTATACTAGCAAATTTCATTTAGTACATCATTTAAATCACCACATTCAATAAATCTTAATCTAATAACTTCGCTTTGCATCTCATCACCTTCGCAATTATAATATTGAAAGTTAGCTCTACTGTTGTCCGCATATTTTAAATATAGTTTAAATGTATGAGCAGTACTTCCGAACTCTAGTATCTCGGTATCGGTTAGCACTATGTCCCCTGCTATGCTAGGTATCTCAAAGCTGCATTGTCTTTGGTTTCCCTTATAAACTATTAAGGTTAGGTCTTGAATGTTCTCAGCTATCTTGACGTTCTTGTCGCAGATGCTTAATTCTATAATCGGTTCACATAGTGTCGGCATTATTCAAATATTTTATCATTAATTAAAGTTGCAATGGTTATGCTTATAACTGCTATTATAGCGACTTTCCAGAAAGGAAGTATAAATAGTAAAGGTAAGCTATGAATGGAAGGCATACACGATGCGCAAGCGAATAATGGTTTACCTATGTAAAGTAAGCCTTCATGGTTTCTCCATTTGCTTTTTATTTTTCGGTTTCTAAACTTAGATTCTAACCATGTATAAAGCCAGTTCAATACCATTTCAGCCTGGAACATAATTTGTAAGGCGTTGATGTATAAAGACAGTATCAATGAGTATAAGAGTATTTCAGTTAGTTCACTATTCATACTGCAAAGATATTTATTTTATTCCAAATTTGTGAGGATATTTCTGAATGTCGTCCACTAACATAAACCAATACGAAAATCCGTAACGTATGCAATCTATAAAGTCCGCCCTCTGCTCTGCCAACTTCCTATCCTTTTTAATTAATCCTTTGTCATCTTTCTCGGTATGCTGTAATTCAAAGATAGTATTGGTCATACTCTCATCTAGTAATATATCTGGGTGATTATAAAATACATAATTCAATAAGTCAATAGACGCCAATACACTTGGATTTGATTTTGGAACTTGTAAACGTCTGCCTAGATTGAATGCTTTGTTAATCTGAATCCAATTAGATAAACCTTCTGCTCTTCCCATTGCACCTGTAGCGTCACCTGTAAAGCATATTGAATGTAGTTTAGTAGCGTATTGCAGTTTGATTAGGTCTATTAGCTGCTGAGTGTTATGAATACCCTCCTTAGCCTTAATGGTTATCTCCCTTATGCCTCTTATCTTATGTTTGCCGTCTTCCCTGTATATCTGCCATACAGTACAGGCTAAAGGGTCAATATTAAAGTCAACCCAAAACAATAAAGGCGTATGTTCTAATGGAGTTACTTTGCCAACGTGCTTACTAACGTCAAAGGTTTGCACCGCTGGACTTTTAACCTCAGTAATTCCCCATTCACCTAATACCACTACTCGGTACTTATTATAATTGTATGTCTTTAACTGTTCGTAGTCTCTTATCAACGCTTCATCTCTATAGCCATAAGTTCCGCAAGGTGAGCCGACTGACCAATAGTTATCGTTATAATCGGTTTTAATTAGTAGCCTTGCACCGTCTGCGGACATCTTTATAAAACTTTCGGGACTTGGTAGCTTGTATTCACTGTCTATCCATTCTATCCTATCTAAGTAAGGCTTAATCCATAAATGCTCACTAACTGGATTCCATGTGCAGAAAAACATCTTAGATACCTCACCTCTAAATGATAGTCTAGTCTCTTCATATTCCTCTTGACTGAATTGGTCTAACTCATCAAATAGCATATAAGAATAATCCTCAACACCTTTTGCGCTATCCTCACTATCCAATCCTTTGAACTTAATATGCGCTTTTGCTGCTCTGAACTCTTTATCCATTACATTTATTGCGGCTTCTACTTTTGTGGTGCGCCTCGCCTTCTTAAAGGTGCTTATTAGCGTCTCATTCATTCTATCCGATACTTTCCTAAATGCTAGGGTATTTTTACCGTACACCGCTGCTTTAATCAATGCGAATTGTGCTACCGTATAAGTTTTGGTTGATGACTTACCTCCATAAATGTAAACGTGCTTTATATTCGGATATTTAGTTTCAATATTCCAGAGTATGTGGAATAGTGGATTAAACCACTTATTATCGAATTGAACTTTATTAATGTGCATATTTATGACCTATCCACAAACTCTGCTGCTAGTCCTATCATTTCATGAGTATTCTTTTGCTCAACCTGTTTAGGTGATTCCCAACCTCCTATCTTAGCCATGAACTCTGCGGACTTAGTATCGCCCTGTAATGCTTTTTCAACTTGCTTATAAATGATTTCAGCTTCCATAGAAAATTCAAACTCACCATTAATAGTATTTTTTTTACTAGCTATCTGCTCACCTATGAATACTAATGCGTCTTTAATGGTCTTTATTTTCTTTTTGCCAGCAGATTTATTCTCCGGTGACGGTTGGTAGTCTTTTGAGAATTTAACCCCCTTACCTTTAAGATTATCAATTTTTGCCATAGCTCGTTTATTGCTCGTTTAGCGACACTTTTTGTCGTTTAGTAATATTATGTTCGTACTGTTCTATTTTCCTATTCAGATACCATTGTGCTTTTTTTAGGTCTTCCAGCTCCTTGCCTTTTTTATCTGCCCTTAGAATGTACTTTAACACATTCCCTAAGTGAAAGTCTAGGTTATAGTGTTCGATTACCTTTATAGCTTCGTAGGTATTATCGCCTCCGTAATGTTTAGGGTGGTCTATTGATTCTGACATTGGTTTGTTATGGGTTAAATCTCTTTATAAGTTCGAATATAGCCTCCTTGTCTTTCATTTTGCCTATTTTCTCTTTGGTAGTTAGCCA